TCAAATCTCTAATTTCAAATCAAAATGAATGAGTATCAGAAATTTTTGCAACAGAAGCAACGGGCAAAGGAGCATAAGGGATTTACTCCACTACCGATGAACCCTAAATTATTCCCCTTTCAGCAACATATTGTTGCCCAAAACATTATGAAAGGCAAACACGCTGTATTTGCTGATTGCGGTCTTGGGAAGACGGTAATGGAACTTGAAACAGCTACCCAAATCGTAAGGCACACCAATAAGCCCGTGTTAATCATTGCCCCATTGGTAGTGGTTGCACAAACTAAAAGAGAAGCGGAAAAGTTTGGTTTTGACCTTGATAAGGTAACGATCACCAATTTTGAGAATTTGCACAACATCAACCCACAAGAGTATGCAGGGCTGATCGTCGATGAAAGTTCGATAATGAAAAACTTTGAGGGGCAAATTAAAAAACAACTATTTGAGTATTTCCATAATACCCCTTATAAGTTTGCTTTTACAGCTACCCCATCGCCAAACGATCCTATGGAGTTGGCTAATCACTCGGAGTTTTTAGGCTATCAAAGTAGATTAGGAATGCTCGCTACCTACTTTATTAACGATCAAGATCACACGAGCAAATGGAGATTGAAAGGGCACGCAGTAGAGAAGTTCTACCAGTTCGTATCAGACTGGGCAATAATGCTCACCAATCCTTCTGATATAGGTTACCCAATGCAAGGGTATGACTTATCGGATGTGATATATAAAGAGCACCAAATTATTACGCAAAACGATTTCAGCAACGGTTTATTATTCCCCGATATGGCTGTATCAGCTACTGACTTCAATAAAGAATTGAGGCGTACTAAAGATCAACGTATCGCTAAGGCTATTGAGATTGCTAATGCTGATGATGATCCTCATATTGTGTGGGTAAAACACAATGACGAAAGCAATGAGGTTACGGCTGGTATTCGTGGAGCGGTAGAAGTATCAGGAAAAGATGAGCCAGAGGAAAAGGCGCAAAAGCTATTAGACTTTGTAGACGGCAAATACAGAGTATTAGTAACCAAACCACAAATAGCAAAGTATGGGCTAAACTTTCAGCACTGCCTACATCAAACCTTTATGAGCCCTGACTTCTCATTTGAAGGCTTTTACCAAGCAGTAAGGCGTTCACACCGCTTTGGAAAGAAAGGCGATGTAACGGTGAATATCATAACTACTGACACTATGCAGAACGTTATGAGTACCATAAGAGATAAGGAAGTACAATTTAAACAAATGCAAGAACTAATGATTAAAAACCAAGAAATATGCAAACACCTACATTCAGAGCCATACACGGCGATTGCGTAGAGGAGGTGGCTAAACTCCCTACTGATAGTATAGATTTTTCAATATTCAGCCCCCCATTTGCCGAGTTATATGTCTATTCAGATGATATTCGTGATATGGGCAACTGCCAAGATTATGAAGAGTTTTTTGTACACTTTCAGTTCCTTGTGAAAGAATTAGCAAGAGTAGTAAAGAGCGGGCGATTGGTAGCAGTACATTGTATGGATTTACCTGCAATGAAAGGTAAGGACGGATATATAGGGCTCAAAGACTTTTCAGGAATGCTCATTCAGTCCTTTCAAAAAGAGGGATTTATTTACCACGATAGAATAACAATTTGGAAGAGCCCAGTAGTAGAGATGACCCGTACCAAGTCTATCGGATTGCTGCACAAAACGATCAAAAAAGACAGTAGTATGTCTCGCACTGGTATACCCGATTACATCTTAGTCTTTCGCAATGCAGGAGATAATCTTGTGCCGATCACACACCAAGATACTGATGAGAAAAAAGAGAATTATCTACCAGTGAATTTGTGGCAAAAGTATGCCGAGCCAGTATGGTATGACATCAATTACTCCGATACCTTGCAATACACCAGCGCACGTGATGAGAAAGACGAAAAGCATATTTGTCCCTTACAATTGGAGACGATCAGGCGTTGTTTGCACTTGTGGAGTAATGAAGGCGAAACCGTATTAAGTCCGTTTGGAGGTATAGGAAGTGAAGGACACGAGAGTTTGAGGCTAAAACGCAACTTTATAGGGATAGAACTCAAGCCTTCTTATTACAACCAAATGCAAAGGAATTTACAGCGAATGATTGACGATCTTAATCAAACAACATTATTTTAATCCTCATTCATTTTTCACTCCCTTGCTTATCAAGGGTAAGGGAGTGTTTTAAAAAACTTAACAACTATGGCAAGACCAAATAAACAAGGATTAGATTATTTCCCTTTGGACGTTGGGATTTTTGAAGACGATAAAATACTGGCTATCTCGGGGGAGTTCTCTGTAAAAGGAGAGATAATCGTGTTGCGGCTACTTTGTGAAATATACCGTAATGGGTATTTCGTGGAGTTTTCGGAACTTTTAAAAAACAAATTGGCAAGGCTCGGCGGATTATCTGGTGGGCTTGTTGATGAGGTTGTTAGGAAACTTGTTAAATATGAGTTTTTCGATGGATTTGTATTTAGTGAGTATAATATACTAACAAGTAAAAACATTCAAAAGGTTTATTTAGAAGCTTCAAAAAGACGTAAAGATATTGATTTATCGCAATATTGGCTGTTGGACGAGGTTAATGTATACATTAACTCATCTTCAAGTAAGATTAATGCGCACATTAATACACAAAGTAAAGTAAAAGAAAGTAAAGTAAATAATATTTCTTTTTTAGAAAAAAAGAAACAAAAAAGCGCGTGTGTCGATTTTGACGAGGAAGAAGAAAACAATCAGCCTTTAAACGCTGAAAAAGAAACCTCCCCCCGAGTTGCGCCCGCCCCCCCTCCTTTCAATTTTAGAAAGGCAATGCTATCAGATGGCTTTGCGCCTGAACTTGTAGATGAGTGGTTAAAGATACGTAAGGCAAAGAAAGCCGTCAATACCGAACGCGCCTTTAAAACATTCATTGAGCAGGTGCGAAAAACAAATCAGGATATAAACGCGATACTGAGTATCATAGTTCAAAAACAATGGAAAGGTTTTGAGGCTGAATGGCTACATAACACACAAGCCCCTCATCAAATCTCTAACAATCAAATATTCTTAGACGAAAATGGAAACATCATTACAAACGCTGAGTCGTACGGACAACAGTCCACAGTCTGCAAACCTCCTTATTTTGCAGGAAGACAAACCCTTGAAAATATTAGAAACAATAGTCAAGGCTGGGGAACTCACATCGTTGGAGATAGCTAAAATAGGACACCAATATCTACGACTTAGAGACTACAACCGTAAGGAGGTAAGAATACAAGAAGCATTCGGTTATCTCTTTGCACACATTGCTACTCTTGTAGGGCTTAAGGGAGAAATCGACCCTTTGCAAAAGCAGGAGATATGGAATGCTGTTTTTGATAAATTTGCAGGATTGTCTTTTCAGGAGATATACAAAGCCTTTCAGATGGATAGAAGGGGAGATTTTGGGGAAGTAACTAATCCTTATCAGTTTTTTGACTCGTCTTACGTCTGTACGGTTTTAGGAAAATATCGCCAATGGCTGCAAGACACTCAGCGAGCGCATAACATTAACATTTCACAATTATCCGAAAAACAAAATACGATGACAGAAGAGGAAAAAGAAAAAAACGTGCTTCGTTGGCTCAATGAGCATTTCGAGGAGTACAAGGAAACAAAGGAATTGCCTATGCTATCCGTGCCTATCTATGACACACTATATCAGCGGGGTATATTACAACCTTACTTCGCTACACTTACCGAAAAGGATAAGCAACTAATGAGAGCAGAGACCGAGAAGCGACTTCGACAAGAGCAAAATAAAGCAAGGGATAAGCAGGAATATAGTGCAATTAGGGCATTGATAGAGCATTTTCAAAACAGCACCAATGACCCTGACGGAAAATTAAGAAGGTTCAAAAAAGAAGATACTTTGAAATTCTTTTACAATCACCTCATTACACAAGGCAAAGAACTTTCGGAATTACTAACCTCAAAATAAACAAAAAAAACACTAAAAAATGAACAAAAGTAATAACAATAAATTTATAACAGAACTCCGTGCGAGAGGGCTAAATATAACCCCCCAAGAAGCACGAACCCTAATGAATATCGCTATAGCCGAACACGATAAAGCAGTAGTAATGCCCGTGCTAAAACGTGAAAAAATAGCCCACTATGCTATCCTTGCCTTATCGTATGCCGATAGCCTCAATGAACTTATGTACGGAATTGACGATACAAAGTTCAGCCACGAATTTAAACGTTCATTCAGGCAGCTTAAACACTTCAGCGGAGAAGCTGTGAAGCAGTTTAAGAAAACAATGAAAGATGACAAAGTGCTAATTGATGCCTTTGAGTCGTATTCTAACGACTTATCGGAAATGATATACCAGCACTTAGATGTTATTAACGAAAAGTATAAAGAATAATGAAAATCATAGACCTTTTTAGCGGGATTGGGGGCTTTTCACTCGGCTTTCAGCAAGCAGGCTACGAATTTTCCGAACACTATTTTAGTGAAATAGATAAACACGCAATAGCAAACTATAAATATAATTTTCCAAATGCAAAATACATCGGAGATATTACCTCTGTTCACGGAGGAGACTTTACAGGAATTGACATTATCACTTTTGGTTCGCCTTGCATCGATTTCTCAATTGCTGGAAAGCGTGCCGGACTCGCAGGCGCAAAAAGTAGCCTTATCAAGTACGCAATTGCCCTCATTGCTCACGTCCGACCAAGTTTATTTATCTGGGAGAACGTTAAAGGCGCTTTCAGCTCAAACGCTCGCGCAGACTTTTGGGCAATTCTCCAAGCCTTTGCCAACATTGGGGGTTATCGACTTGAATGGCAATTGCTTAATACAAGCTGGGTATTACCCCAAAATAGAGAACGCTTGTACCTTATCGGACATCTTGCAGGACGAAGTCAGCCAGGAGTATTTCCTATCGGAGAGAATGATTTTGTGTCTACAGCAAAAACGAAAAGTCAATCACAAACCCAAATTAGTGGAACAATTAAAGCTAATGGAAATATGAACCAAGATGATACTTACATCATTCCTAAAACTGCAAGTACCCTCACAGGAGGCGGGCATTCTGGAGGCTTGCACTCTGATATGACGGTAATACGCCAACTCCCACGAGGTAAAAATAAAGGCGCAGACCTAACTATTTGCCCTACTATATCGAGCAACGCCTTTCAAGAAAATAACCTACTGTGTGGCATACGTCGCCTCACTGAAATAGAATGCGAACGCCTGCAAGGTTTTCCAGACAACTGGACACAATACGGCAACTATAACGAAATTATCAAGCCTATATCAAAAACTCAACGCTACAAGCTAATAGGTAATGCCGTAACCGTGGATATAGTAGAATTAATAGCAAAAAAAATAAAATTTACAGAACAATGAATAAAAACAAAAAAAGAGAAGAAGTTCGCTTTAAAGAAGGCGACAAAGTAAGAATAATATCTAAGAATATAGAAGGTGTTATTATTAGCGTTGACAGCATTAATATGATTTACGAAAACTGTACATACAGAGTAGGGGTTGGTAAATACACTACTCCGGTAACTGTGTCCAATTTAGAAAAAATAACAGACCAATGAAAAGACAATCATTAAAAGAAAAAGAAGTAGTCGAGTTATTCGAGTACGCTACCCGCAACCTCATCAAGGAATTTTGCCAAAAGCAAGAACTACAATTTGAATTTGACAATTACGACATCGTCAAGGGCATTGTATGCCTATCCGACTACTTTTTCAATATCGAGGACATTTATTTAGATATGAAGCAAAATCAGCCTCAAGGAGAGATACTGCAATGGTACGACTATGTACTAACACACGAGTCTAACATCAATTACAACTCCTATTGTATGGGATTTAGAGAAGAACTAAAAACACAAAACAAATGAATACACCAAATTTAACAATCCAAGAACTTGTCCCTCTTATCCAAGAGTGGGCAAAAGAAAGAGAAATCTATGAGCAACTAACGCCCTTTGATGAACTCCTCAAAACACACGAGGAAGTAGGCGAACTTATCAAGGCGTGTTATGACAACGACAAACCCGCTATTCAGGACGCTATTGGTGATATCCTTGTAACCCTCATTAACTACTGTTATTTTAGGAATGAGAATTTTAACAATGTATTTCTAAATGGATTATCACTACGACCAATTATAGAGGATACTTGTTTAAAACAATCATTCTCAGTAAATAGTATGCTTATTGATCTTTTCAAATTTGAGTGTAACAAGTCAAAGTATAATAACGATCTGGATTTTGTTTATGATGCTATGATCTACTTTGTTAAACATCTCAATGGTTTTACTAAACTACTCAAAGGAACAACCTTAGAAGATTGCCTAAACATCGCTTACAACGAAATCAAAAACAGAACAGGAAAAATGATTAATGGTAAATTTGTGAAAGATGAATAATACAAGTAAAACTTATATGTATAGCACATATATACCTCGTCCTACATACATTAGGAGGAACAACAATAATGAGTTACACACAGAAAAAGGAAATTCACAAGGAATATACAATCCTAATGATACTTTACAGGATTATATAATAGTAGGGTTAGCAATATTCAGTGTACCTATGTTAATCCTTATTTTAGGATATTTATCACAAAAAATAAATGACAAAGATGAATAAGTTGAATTACCCCATTTGGCTTGTACCTTTGGATATAGCCCAAGAACTTAAAGGAATAGGATTTGATGAGCCTTGTACGTTTGCCATTGATTACACACAATTAATTGAGCCCTTCCTTGTTCAGTACTGTAATAAAGGCTATAACGCAGTGTTTTGCGGTGAGATGAAAAATTTAACATACAAAACACTTGACAAGAATTTACTTGACAAGATTGCAATTATTCCCACTTGGGACGACTCCCTCGCTTGGTTCAGAGCACGTGGCTACAAGATAGCATTCAAGGATATTAACATCGGTACGCAATGCGCATTCTACCACTTGGATATTAGGGAGGGGCACACATTTAGCCATTTTGCGAAAAAGTATGAGAAAGCACGAGAAGCACTGGTGATGAAGTTAATTGAAGTACATAAGGAATTTGGTAATAACATTAAACGAAAATAAAGATAGATAATATGATTACAAAATTAAGCGAATTAAAAGAAGGCTCTCTTATTCTATGTAAGAAGGAAGAGGATGATACTTTTTCTCCCTTGCTATTATCAGAAGATCAAGGAAAAGCATTAAAGGCATTCCTAATTTCTTTAAGTAAAGATGAGCCTCTGGTATCATTAGGAAATTATACAAGACTAATTGAGAAAAAGCCCACTTTTACTTGTAAGGTTACGATTCCAAAAATTAATTGGGAAATCCTTTAATTTTTTGAGAGACAAAGACACTTTTTTTAGTTCTTTGTCTCTTTTTTTTGCAAAAAAATATTATATGTAAAACATTGATTATATAACAGTTATACACTTTTGTTACAGATATAACAAAATAAATATAAAAAAAGCAAGTAAAATGCTTGCGTAATTAAAATAGTTGTTATATCTTTGCAGTGTAAAATTAAAACAAGTAATAACAATTTAAACATTCAAAGAAAAATGAGAACAAAAACATTCACAATCGAAAACAACGAACGCAACTTAAATTGGGTGAACGAAAACTTAGACGCCCGTGATTATGAAGTTAAAGGCAATGATATAATCATTACCTACTTTGAAGATTTTCAAAAAAATGATATATTACAAGCGATGTCTGAAAAAACTTACAATGTAGTATTCAACGACGATAATAATTCTAACGATAAAGGCTTTGAGGCTACATTAGAATATTGTAAGAACTACATTCAATCATTCAATGGTACTAATCACAGCTACTTCGAAGACTACAAGGGTGGTATAGTGCAAGTCGTTTGTAATGAAACAGGTGAGGTGGTATACGAAGAAGAAGTAATATAACACTTTTAAATTAACAAGCCCCTAATGTAGTGTTAGGGGCTTACTTGTAAAATTAAAACAATCTAACGATTTAACAACCCTTAGAATGAGGGTGCAAAATTAGAAAAAAAATATGACACCACACGAAAAAGTAATATACATCATTCAGCAGTTAGAACTATCCGATAGCAAGGTAGCAAGAGCAATTCAAAAGAGTACATCAGCAGCAACTCACAAGCGAATGAGGCTCAGAGATAACAAGTTTACTGAGGAAGATTTCCAACGGATACACGATTTTTACCTTGAAAAACTCAGAGACATAGAAAAGTTATAAATATAACAAAATAATTTTCAAACAAAGACGGGCAAAACGCTCGTCTTTTTGCTTTTTGCAGGATTTGATAGTCAGGCGATTGCCGTTTTACAATGTTAAAACGCAATGTTAATAGTAACGTTGCAAAATTCTGATATACAGAAAGTTATAACAAAAAATATTAGGAATTATTTAAATCATTCTGTACTTTTGCACCGTTAAACTAAGAAATACAAAAAATGGAATTATCAATACCTATACAACAAGGAATTACCACAAAGAAAACAATTACAAGCCTTGAACTTGTAGAACAAATCAACCTTTTTAGAAAAGAAGAAGGTAAGGATGTAGAACTACAGCATAAGACTATGCTAGCTATTATTCGAGATGAATTTGAAGAGGAAATAGGTCAGCAAAAAATTTTGCCAACCTCATATAAAGACCAATGGAACAGAGAACAACCTATGTTTGAACTCACTATCGCACAAGGAAAGCAAGTCTTATTAAGAGAAAGCAAATTTGTACGTAGGCACGTAGTAGCTTGGTTAGAACGCTTTGAGGAAGCTAACAAGCCAATGACAGCAGGCGAAATATTAATGGCTCAAGCACAAGGAATGATAGCATTAGAGAAAGCACAACAACTACAAGCACAACAAATAGCCTTGCAAAATGAACGCCTTACCAAAATAGAAGCTAAAATCACCACTAAAAATGAAGATTATTTTACCATTTCAGGGTATAGTAATATAATAGGCAAAAAAGTACCCTTACAAACAGCTATTGCGTTAGGAAGAAAGGCTGCTAAAATATGCGTACAAAGAGATATACCAATGGGTAATGAATACGATGCAAAATATGGATTTGTAAAAAGCTACCCTACTGAAGTATTAAGAGAAGTTTTTGAAACAAAATAACCCACTATGAAACACCAAGAGAGTACACTCCAAACCGCCTGCGTTCGTTGGTTTAGATACCAATACCCACACCTCATCATTTACGCCGTTCCTAATGGTGGCAGTCGCAACGTTCGTGAAGCACAACGCCTCAAAGCAGAGGGCGTATTGGCGGGAGTTGCTGACTTGGTAGTACTCCTCCCCCAAGGTAAAAGCATTTATATCGAGATGAAAGTAAAAGGTAATCGACAAACCGACAATCAAAAAGACTTTCAGAAGAAAGCCATTGCACTGGGACATACATACGTTGTATGCTACACCTTTGAGGAATTTCAAAAAGTGATAGAAGATTTCATCAGCTTACACAATTATTTTGCCCCAAAGATTGAGGGCTTTAAAGGAAAAAGATAATGTATAACACCTAATCAAAATACTATGATATTAAAAGAAATACATCAATCTGTAGAAACCATAACTGGACAGCCATTAAGTAGCATTGAGAACAAAAAGCTATTTTGTGGATTAGCAAGGAAACACGACACAACCGTCCCTCAATGCCAAATAGCCGAATATCTACAAGTTCCATTGTCTAATATATCCTATTATCTCAAACAACATACGATATTGAGTAAAAATGTAGGATATAATTACATCTTCAAAAAAATAGAAAGCGACCTTATTCAGCGTTGCAAACAGTCATAATTTATTCTTTTTTCAATTGGTTTTGCTACCGCCCCTAATGTTATAATTAGAGGCGGTAGATTTTTTATATAATTTCCATTACTACACAAAAAGAATTATTCATCATCCTCTTTTATTTCCTCCTGCTGAAATTGTTCCTTCAGCTGCACACCATCAGCCTCCTTACGTACGAGATACTCAATAAGGTTCGCTTGCGACATTCCTTTTTTGTCAGCTAATTCTTTGAGGAGTGTTAAAAAACTATCTGATACTCTAATGTTTAAGGCTTTGCCTTTTATTCTTTCTCTTGCCATTTTAATTATAAATAATTGATTACGACGCAAAAGTACAATGTATTATTATAAGTATATACATTAAACTTTACATTTAACAAAAATTTAACATTAAAAACTTGCAAGTATTGTAAAATGTATATACCTTTGCACCGTCAAACAATAAGAACAAGTAATAACATTAAACACATTAATAGTATGAAAGCATTAAACAAACAACAAGAGGTACAAGTATATTACGAATGGTGCTATAATAATTATGAAGTACGCACTGAGTTAGAACTCAAAGGGCGTGGTATAAAAAAATCAGAATATACAGAAGGTGTTTATTTTGTAACACCGAAAGCACTTGAAAAACTTGAAGAAAAATACACTTGCGCTCGTTACGACGTTCATTCGTTAAATAACTAATCGCAACGCCCTGAGCAAGGCGCAAAAAGGCTCAATATATCAGTAATAACCTTAAAACACTATATCAAAATGAAATCAGTAACATTAAACATTTACACTTACAAAGAATTGAAAGCTATATCTGAAGATGACGAACATCCTTTGCACGACGAATTAAAAAACGTATTGGGTAGCGTAGAAAGACATCTTTCAGATCATATTCTGAAATGTTATAACGAAAAAAACTACTTTTACAAAGATGATGATGAACATCTTAGAGAAGAATATCGCTACTGTTATGCAGTACCACGCATTGAAGATGAACTTGAAAAATTTATCACACGCATAACACCAGTGGTTGCTGAAAAACATCAAATGTACTTTAATGATATGGGACTACCTATGGAGGTAGACGGCATTCGGTTTGTACCTTTTTACGTAGTAGAAGGTGAAGAGATGTATAATTTAATTTGCCAATATACTGACTACACCGATACACTATAATGTCCGCCCTTGAACCTTTCAGAGGTTACCCAGTTCGCTGCTGGCAAGGGGTCAAAAATAATATTAAAACACTATCAAAATGAAAAATACCGACAAAAAGAACGTTTTTAACCTCGCTTGGCAGTTTGCACGCCAAACAGGGCTATCATTTGGCGAATGCCTCAAAAAAGCGTGGGCAAATATCAAACTCAAAGCCAAAATGAGCACCCAGATAGTACGCTTTTATTTTCAAAAAGTAGACGGTTCAACCCGTGAAGCGTGGGGTACATTACGCCCTGATTTGCTACCCCAAACCGATCACTCTCAACGCAAAAGCAATAATACTGTACAAGTATATTTCGACACCGAATGCCACGAGTATCGCTGTTTTAAGAAGTTCAACCTTGTAAGTATCGCATAAAATCACTATATTTGCAACAAATAACGCTACTCTAAAAAATTACTAACTTTTTACTAAATCGCAAAAGCGTTATATAGCAACAATCGCCGTACCTTTGCCCTACCAGCGGGGTAGAGCAGTAGGCTAGCTTGCGTGTTTAACTTGCACGAGGTCGCTGGTTCGAGTCCAGCCCCCGCAACTAATAAAATATCACAATATGAAAGTATTAACATTACAAATCAAACGCCCTTATTTAGAAGATATTCTATCAGGGGCAAAAACAAGAGAGTATCGTGAAATTCGTCCAAAGAATGCCGATAAGTATGTTATCCAAAATCCAGAGGCAGAAGATGAAGACCAGTGGCTTCAACCAGTAAAGTATGATGCTATTAGGTTTTTCAATGGTTATGCAACCGACCGCCCTGAAGTACTTATCGAAATCACCAACTCTGAAATTGAACTATCTGTCGATGAAAATGGTGAAGAAATCACCTACGAAGAAGATGGTCAAGAGTACATCGAAGCCCAAATGGTTTATACATTAGGCAAGGTGATAAGTAAGAAAAATATTTAATAATCCTTTAAAACATTCAGCTGAGTTAGAAAGACACAAATCCAAAAACAAATCAACAGAACATCGGGTATTAGTAGAGTAGCCCGATATGGTAGAAATCAAAAAGGTCAAGCGTTGTCAGTACAACAACGTAGGCGAAACGTATATGCTGCTGTTAGAAAACAAGCAGGACTTTCAGCGGGTTAATATATGAATATCTACCAACACACACAGCAAGTAATAGACACGGTTAAGGCTAAAACTAACCGTGTTTTGCTATTTTATTCCTGCGGCAAGGATAGTATTGCATTACTACACTGGTGCGCCCAAAACTTCGATGAAGTAGTATGCGTATTTATGTACTTTGTAAAAGACCTTGAACATATCAATAAATTCATAAACTTCTCAAAAAAGCAATACCCTAACATCTCATTTATACAGAGACCTCATTACGCCCTTACTTATATCAATAAATCAGGGTTATTCTGTACCCCTCAAAATACACGTATACTCAAACTATCAGATATTATACAATCAGTACGCCTCGAAACACAAATTGAGTACGTATTCTTAGGAATGAAACAGTCCGATAGTATGAATAGGCGTATAATGTTACGACAATACGAAATGCAAGCTATTTCACCTACAAAACTCGTGTATCCTTTTTCTCTATGGAAAGACAAAGATGTATTGCGATACATCAGTAATAACCGATTACCCAAACCTATACAATACAGCAATAAAAAAAGCAACGGAATAACCTTTGACCTTGATGTATATCTATATCTACGCGAGCATTACCCTAATGACTTGCAGAAAATATTAGATGTTTACCCATTATCTGAAAAAATACTATTTGATTATGACCAAAAAAACAAAAACACCAAAGGAACTATATAAGCAAAGTGAAACGATCACCATACAACGTTCACAAATAAACTTTGCCCCTTTCAATCCTAAAAGGCATACAGACGAGCAAATAGCACAAATGCGTAAAAACATCAAAAATGTAGGCTTTTTAGGGGGCATTATTTGGAATGAACAAACCTCAAACCTTGTAGATGGACACAAGCGGGTAATGTCCCTTGATATTATCCACAAGTACGATGGTACGCCCGAAACTGACTACACAATCAAAGTAGAAAAAGTATCTTTTGACCTTAAAACAGAAAAGGAACAAAATATATTTCAAACGCGCTCGCGTACCGAACTTGACGAAGAACTAATGCGCTCGCTCATTCCTGATATTGACTATCTCAATGCAGGTCTTGATGATTATGACCTCAATCTATATGCAGTAGATTATTCTTCCTTTGAAGTACCCGACCTATCACAAGCTATAGAAGATACATACGCTCCCATAAAGCAAGAAAAAGACATTGAGCGAGAAATATCCAATGAAGAGAAAAAGCAGCAAGTCAAAGAAGCAAAAGAAGCTATCAAACAACAAGCCATTGAAAAATCCCAAAATTTAGATGCTTACGTAACGCTTTCATTTGATAACTGGAAAAACAAAGAATCCTTTATGCTCCGTATGGGGTTTGACCCTGAATTTAAAATGATAAAAGGAGAAACACTATCGGCAAAGGTAGAACGCATAGACTAATAACATTTAATAACTTTTGATATGAAACCCCGTAAGAAAATAGATAACGAAAAATACACCGATGAGGAACTTAAACAAGCCCTTATCAAAGCCAACGGACAGCCTACTAAGGCAGCCGAAATACTTGGTGTTACCTATCCATCTGTATATGGGCGTATTCGTAAAAACCCAGAGTTGGAAATCGTCCAAAAAGCATATCGAGCGCGTACTTTTAACGATGTATCTAACTTGGTATCTGTTATTGCTATTATGGGCGTTATCCGTGAGCCTCTCACTGATGAAGAAGGTACAGTAATACCTAATCAATTCCGTGAAGTAGTAGTAGACCAAAAAACACGAATGACAGCAATGCAAACTGTACTATCCACTTTCAAAACCGATGAAGGTATAAAAGAAGAAGTTTCCGTACAAGGCAGCATAGACATCGCTCAGTGGCTCAAAAGCAATAGTAAAAGTAATGATTAAAACACAACCTGTATATAATCCCCTATATCTGAATAAAGATAAGTTCATTATCATACTTTCAGGAGGTCGAGGCAGTGGCAAGTCGTACAACGCTTCTACCTTTTTGGAACGCTTATCTTTTGAAGCAGGGCATAAGATACTATTTAGCCGTTATACTATGGTATCAGCTCATAGTTCTATTATACCAGAGTTTGAGGAAAAGATAGAAGCAGAGGGTACACAAGCGTATTTTAACATTACTAAAACAGCTATCAAAAACACTTTTTCAGGCTCTGAAATCCTCTTTAAAGGAATTAAGACCAGTTCAGGTAACCAAACCGCCAACCTTAAATCATTACACGGTATTACCACTTTCGTAGGTGATGAAATGGAGGAATGGCTATCAGAAGAGGACTATGAGAAACTAATACTATCAATCCGTCAAAAAGGCAAACAATTGCGGGTTATTCTCATTCTGAACCCCTCCAATGCCGAGCATTTCATCTATAAAAAGTACATTGAAAAAACACATAAAATAGTAAATATTGACGGTGTAGAGGTGCAAATATCCACCCATCCCGATGTATTGCA